GATCAGAAATGATTTGCTTTATTTCGGCAGTATTTTTTTGCCCATTTTTCTGCTCCTGCTTCGCTTCCCCGTGAAGAAAGGAACAGAAAAACATGAAAATCAAATACGAATTTGCAACCGAGACTGTGGAAATTGAAGTAGACGAGACCTGGGGCACCGTGCTGGTTGACCTGGATCGGCAGGAATACAACAACGATCAGAGTGAGACTCGGCGGCATTGCTCATTAGAGGCGTATGGAGAAAAACACACGGAATTGACCACCGAGGAGGACTCCTTTGCTACATTGCTCCGAAAGGAAACAGCGGAGGCAATCGAGAAAGCGCTAGAGCAGTTGAAGCCTGCACATCGTGAATTGATCCAGGCTCTGTTTTTTGATGGCATAAGCAATGAGGAATATGCAAGTCGCTGCGGTGTCACTCCAGGGGCCATTTCTCAGAGGAAAGCGACTGCTTTGAAAAAATTAAAAAAATTTTTGAAAAAAACCTAAATTTTTTGCGTTCTCGTGACCTACCTGTGAGAAGGAGATCACGCAGAAGCCTTCTCAGAAAGGAAGTGGTTCAAGTGAAACACAATTTGAAAATCTGCGTTTCCAAGGAGCCCAAGACCGGCGGCGTTGTTGCTTGCAGAAATGTATCTCTGCGGAACAAACTGCTGACCTGGCTGTTGGGACCCAAGGAACAGGTGATGATCATCGTCCCTGGAAAGAGCGTCCAGACGGTGTCCATCACGGAAATCATGGATGGAGGTATTGGATATGAAACTGTACGAAGTTAATCAGGCTATCGAGGGTATCTTCGAACTGCTGGTTGATCCGGAAACCGGCGAACTGCTGCCGGATGAAAACCTTCTGGCTCAGCTGGATGCCCTCCAGATGGAGCGTAGCCGCATTCTGGAATATCTGGCTAAGCTGGTTCTGAACACCCGCTCCCAGATGTCCGCTCTGAAGGAAGAGGAAAAGCGGCTCAAGGAGCGCCGGGCCTCCTTGGAACGGAAGGACGACCGGCTCATGGCCATTTTGGATCGTGAGTGCGCCGGCCAGAAAACGGACTGCGGTGTGGCAACCGTCTGTTATCGCAAGACCACCCGAGTGGAAGTCGGCGATGATGCTACGGCTGTTTCCTGGCTGATGGCTAACGGCCATACCAATTGCTACAAGGTTCCCGCTCCGGAACTGAGTAAGTCCGAAGTCAAAAAACTGCTGACAACCGGCACGGAAGTTCCCGGAGTGGCACTGGTGCAGGATCTGTCCTGTAGCCTGAGATAAGGAGGCCCCTATGAGAATCACAAGCGGTAAAGTTGTCCGCCCTCAGAAGGTGGTCATCTACGGTGCTGAAGGCATCGGTAAGTCCACCCTGGCAGCGCAGTTCCCCAACCCCTTGTTCATCGATACGGAAGGCGGCACGGCACAGCTGGATGTCCGCCGTATCGAAAAGCCCGGTTCTTTTGACGAACTGGTTGCTATCGTCAGCGAGGTGGCGGCAGATCCCAACCTTTGTAAGACGCTGATCCTGGATACCGCCGACTGGGCAGAGCAGATGTGCATTGCAGGTGTCTGTGCCAAGTACAAGAAGGCCGGCATTGAGGACTTCGGCTACGGCAAGGGCTACACCTATCTGTCGGAAGAATACTCCCGGTTGCTGAATGCCTTTGATGCGGTTATCGCCTCTGGCACCCATGTGGTCATTACTGCCCATGCCAAGATGCGGAAATTCGAGCAGCCCGATGAGATGGGTGCATACGACCGTTGGGAGATGAAGCTGTCCAAGCAGGTGGCTCCTCTTCTGAAGGAATGGTGTGATCTGCTCCTGTTCTGCAACTACAAGACCTTTGTGGTCACCGCCCAGAATGATACCAAGAAGGTCCAGGGCGGCAAACGCATCATGTTCACCAGCCATCATCCCTGTTGGGATGCCAAGAACCGCCATGGCCTGCCGGAGGAGATCGAACTGGATTACGGCAACATCGCTCACATCTTTGACAACACGGTAGCTGCCCCCAAGACGGCACCTGTCACCGATAGAGTCACCGATGGAAATACAGATACTTCCAACCCGTCCCCTCTGGAGCAGGTGAAGATGCTGATGGTGCAGTCCCAGGTGGCGGAAGCAGAGGTACAGGAGGTTGTGGCCATGAAGGGTCATTTCCCTTCGGCGATGCCCGTAGACCAGTATCCCGAAGCATTTCTGACCGGGTGGATCATTCCCCACTGGCAGAAGATCGTTGAAATCATCGAGGCCGATCCCAATCGGCTCCCGTTCTGAAAATAGGAGGTAAGTGAAAATGTATAACAACAACGCAGTTATGGACTGGAACGACGTCATCGAGGATGACGGCCAGGAATTTGTCCTTCTGGAGGAAGGCGACTACAACTTCAAGGTCACCAACTTTGAGCGTGGCCATTTCCCCGGCAGTGCCAAGCTGCCTGCCTGTAACAAGGCAACGCTGACCTTGGAAGTGGATACCCGTGAGGGCTGTGCTTATGTGAAGCACGATCTGCTGCTGTGCCGTAATCTGGAATGGCGGATCTCTTCCTTCTTCCGGTGCATCGGCCAGAAGAAGCACGGTGAGCGCCTGGTCATGGATTGGAATAAGGTGGTCGGTTCTCAGGGACGCGCCCGGTTCAAGGTTCGCAACTACACCAACCGGGACGGCGAACAGCGCCAGACCAATGATGTGGATCGCTTCTACGATTACGACCCTACTTTCTTCCCCAAGAAGCAGACTCCCGCATGGGTCGCTGAAGCAGAAAAGGCACCCACCCAGACTTGGGAGCAGAGTGGTTTCTAATGGTGCAACTTAGACCGTATCAGGCCCAGGCAAAAGATGCGGTCTTGTCCGAGTGGAAAAAGGGGTACCGGAAGACACTTCTGGTACTTCCCACCGGAACGGGTAAGACCGTTGTTTTTTCCAAGGTTGTAGAAAACCAGGTCAGCCAGGGTGGTCGTGCGCTCATTCTGGCTCACCGGGGCGAGCTGCTGACACAGGCAGCCGACAAGCTCCGTGCCGCCTCCGGCATGGAATGCGCACTGGAAAAGGCTGAGTTTACGAGCCTCGGCAGTCCGTTGCGGATTACCGTAGGCTCCGTTCAGTCCCTTGCCCAGCCAAAGCGGTTGGAGCGTTTCCCTCATGATTACTTTACCGACATCGTGGTGGACGAAGCCCACCATTGCCTGTCGGACAGCTACCAGAGAGTGTTGGAGCATTTCCCCAATGCCAATATTCTCGGCGTTACCGCCACCCCGGATCGCGGCGATATGAAGAACCTGGGACAGTATTTTGACAGTAAGGCTTTCGAATACACCATGCACCAGGCGATCAAGGAAAAATACCTGTGTCCCATCAAGGCACAGATGATTCCTTTGGAACTGGATATCTCTGGTGTGAAGGTCTCCAACGGTGACTTCAGCAGCGGTGAGATTGGCAATGCACTGGAACCCTACTTGGATCAGATCGCCCGGGAGATGGTTCATTACTGCGATGGACGGAAGACGGTGGTGTTCTTGCCCCTCGTCCATATCTCTCAAAGGTTCACCGAGATCCTCAATTCTTATGGCCTTCACGCAGCGGAGATCAACGGCAACAGTACAGACCGTGAAGAAGTCCTCCGGGATTTTGAAAACGGCAGATACGATGTGCTTTGCAATTCCATGTTGCTGACGGAAGGCTGGGACTGCCCCTCTGTCGATTGTGTTGTGGTTCTGCGGCCTACCAAAGTCCGGAGCCTTTACCAGCAGATGGTGGGGCGCGGGATGCGGCTTCATCCTGGCAAGGATCATTTGCTTCTGCTGGATTTTCTGTGGCTCTCGGAGCGGCATGACCTTTGCCGGCCATCCGCACTGGTATCGAAAGATGCGGAGATCGCCAAAAAGATTGACACTCAACTGCAAAACAGCGATGAGGCGTTTGACCTTATTGATGCTGAAGAACAGGCCGAGCGGGATGTTCTGGCTGAACGGGAAGAGGCACTTGCCAAGGAACTGGCAGAAATGCGGATGCGGAAGCGGAAACTGGTGGACCCCATACAGTTTGCTTTGTCCATTGCTGCAGAAGATCTTGTGGGATATGTTCCCACTTTTGCCTGGGAGATGGCTCCGCCTTCGCCCCGGCAGATAGAGTTTCTGGAAAAGCGAGGCATCTTCGCAGAAACCGTGGAAAATGTCGGTAAGGCCAGCTTGCTGATCGACAGACTGGTACGGCGCCAGGATGCAGGGCTTTCTACGCCAAAGCAGATACGTTGTTTGGAGCGGTACGGTTTCCGCCAGGTAGGTACATGGCAGTTCGATGACGCAGCAAAGATGATTTCCCGGCTGGCGGCAAATAACTGGCGGTTGCCTTATGGACTGAATCCCAAACAGTATCGACCTTAATCGGAGGAATACAAATGAGCAATGTTTTATCGGCATTGCAGTACATCGATGTATCTGCATTGTCTTATCAGGAGTGGATCAATGTAGGAATGGCCCTGCAGGCAGAAGGCTATGACTGCTCTATATGGGACAATTGGTCCCGGGCAGACCGCAGATACCATCCCGGCGAATGCGAAAGGAAATGGCGCACCTTCGGCGGATGCGGTTCTCCCATCAAGGGTGGCACGATTGTCCAGATGGCAAAAGAGCGTGGCTGGACACCTTACGGGATCGATGCAGTTCTGGATTGGAATGACACCATCGTGGATGACGGGGACGGCTTTACCCAGTATTCCGCTCCGGACACTTGGAACCCCACCCAGGAACTGATTACTTATCTGGAAACGCTGTATGACAAGGACGACTTCGTTGGTTATGTCACTAATGATGTGTGGCAGGACAACGAGGGCAGATGGGTGCCGGCAAAAGGTGTGTTTACCCGCACTGCAGGTGAGCTGATTGCCTCTCTGCGGAAGCATCCGGATGATGTGGGTGCTACCATCGGCGACTGGAAAGCAGATGTGGGTGCATGGATTCGCTTCAATCCCGTGGATGGCGAAGGTGTCAAAAACGACAACATCACCCGATTCAAGTATGCATTGGTGGAGTCGGACACCATGCCTGTTTCCGACCAGGATGCCATATACCGAAAGCTGGAACTTCCTATTTCCTGCTTAGTGCATTCCGGTGGTAAAAGCCTCCATGCCATCGTTCGTGTGGATGCGGAGAATTATACCGAGTACCGCAAGCGGGTGGAGTATCTGTATGATTTCCTGGAAAAGAACGGGCTGAAGGTGGACAAGCAGAACCGTAATCCTTCTCGGTTGTCCCGAATGCCCGGTGTAACCCGGAACGGTAATAGACAGTACCTGGTTGCTACCAATATCGGCAGGAAGTCCTGGACTGACTGGCTGGATTATGCCGAAGGTGCGGTCGATGAGTTGCCGGATATGGTGGCTCTGGATAGCTACGAAAATAATCTTCCGGAACTGCCCAGCGAATTGATTCAGGGTATTCTCCGCTGCGGTCATAAGATGCTGATTTCCGGATCTTCCAAAGCCGGTAAAAGTTTCTTGCTGATGGAACTGTGCATTGCTCTGGCAGAGGGCAGACCTTGGCTTGGTTTCCCCTGTAAAAAGGGACGGGTGCTGTATGTGAACCTGGAAATCGATCCTGCTTCCTGTGTTATGCGTTTCATGAAGATCTACGATGCCCTTGGCTGGCAGAAGAAGCATATGGACGACATCATCATCTGGAATCTGCGCGGTCATGCGGTGCCTCTGGACAAATTGGTC